GTTTGTTCGAGCCGTAGGCTTGACGGTTCTGCGGGTTCACAGCGTAGACGTTAGCGATCTGAATCACATCGCCTTGCTTGAGGCCAGCGGTCGCGGTCGTAGCAGTCAGGGCGATGGTTGAGGTCGAAGCCCAGCCAGTCGTCAGGAAGCCCGTAGCGGTCGTGGTAGCGCAAGCCAAAGTAGCGGTCGAGTACGAACCAAACGTCTGATTGACCACGTTCTGATCCATCTTCCACTTCATACCGGCAGAGTCAGTTCCCATCAAACCCTTCTCATACTGAGAAGTGATTTTAGCCGACGGCATGAACAGACCTTTAAGGCTGTCCACGATGGTCGCGGAGGTAAACGGCTCAACGATGCACGAACGACGACCGTCACGCGGTGCGCCTTCGCTGTCGAGGTACGCAGCGCCAGTCAGGTAGGTAATCAGGCCAGTCGGAGGAGTTCCGGCAGTACCAACGATGTTCGCGGTATTGTTCTTCGCCATGACCAGACCATCGCGGTCGATCTTGTTGGCAATCGCAGCAATCGCGGGCTTCAGCACACGATCCGAGAACATATCCAACGACAGCGCCAAGTCTTGCGTGGTGAACTGGGTATCGACGTGGAACTGGGTGGACAGGGTGACAGGAACGCTGGTTTCGTTGAAATCTTCAACGTTCAGCGCAGGGCCGGTCGTACCAATGAAGCGACCCGGACGGCGAACGTTAACGGTGTTACCAATCTTCGCGCCAACAACGGCGAATTGATCATCATAGTTACGGTCAACTTCACCCGTGAAGGTGAGTTCGTTTTCCAAGACCATCAAGGCCTCGTTAGTGATCTTACTAATAGTCAACAGATTGTTTGACATGATTTGTCCTTAAATAATGAGAATGGAATCAGCGGATTTTTCCGGCCTTGCGTGCGGCTCGCCATTGGGCATAAGTACCGTGGAATTCCCCGTTACTGTCTAGCTTGTTGTCCAATGTTGACCCCATCGCCTTGATCGGTTTAATCGGTGCAGGTGCTTTTGACACCGACACAGGTTTTACTGTTCCGGTAGGCGCTTCTAACTTCGCCTCCAGTCTCCCAATCTCGCGCAGCGCATTGATCGTTGACAGCTTCGCCAACTTCTCCCCTACTTCGGGGTTCTCGGCAAGGTGATATAGGATTCTTGGCCCTATGTCACTTTCAAGGATGGCATCTCGCACCTGATCGCTTACCGCGACTTCGCTGCTTGCTACCATGTCCTCGAAATCAGGCATTTCTGCTTTAGCCGTTTCAAGTCGTTCGTTCCAAGTCGTGATGACTTTTTGACGTTCTTCCTGTACGCGGCGTTCTGCGTCTTGCTGATCTCGCTTCAATAATGCGTTTTCTGCTGAGTGATCCGCCAATGCTTTTGCATATTCAAAGGCATCGGTGAATTGCTCCGGCTTCGGTTCTTCGTTGATCGGATCGGCTCTAGGAGCAACCCTATCTTCAAGTTCCCTCAACCGCGTTTCTAGTGCTGTCCTTGCTTCACGTTCCTTTGCGGCTTCTTGCCGCGCAGCCTCGCGTTGCTTGGTCAGTTCCGAGAAACGTTTTTCGAGTTTCGGATTCTGTTTCTTTTCCGGTTCAGTTGCCTCGTTAACTGCTTCCTGTCCACTCTCATCGTCGGATTCAGCAGGCTCGACCTCAGTCGCCTCTACTTCTTCTTCCGGAGCTAGACGCAGATGCTGGATGTTAAATTCGGCTAAATTTTCACTCGTTACAACGTTTTGAGCCTGCTTCGGCTCTTGCACTTCAGACATGAGTTGCCTCAAGATTTTGACCCGCTGCAATCCAACGGTAGATTAAAATAAATATACTCTTAGTAAATCATTGCTGCAAGAATGGGCTACCACCCTGCGATATGTCTTGTGCGGCAAACTGGGCGTATTGATTCTGTTCCATGTTCCGGCGCTCAATCTCTGCCGTTAGCCTGCTCGTATCCATGTGATGTAACAACAGTTGCACAATCGCATCAATCTCGGTCTTGTTCTGCGAGGTAATGGCGCGGGTGTTTTGGTCGTTGACCTTTACTTCTGCCATCGTCTCGGTATTGTGGGCTTTGCTAGTCACTTCCATCAACTTACGTTTAGTCGCCCCATCTTCACGGATTTGGGCAACCTGACCACGGTTGTTGATCTCAAGCTGCATAGCCTGTAACTGTTGTTGCTGCTGCTCAATGACTTGTTTGCTCTGCGCCAGTTGCATCTGCACCTGCGGCGGGATCGGGCTTTTCTCGTCAATCTGCGCCAGCGGGTTAGATGCTGCCAGCCGGTCGGCAATAATGTCTGCGCCCGGGAAATCCATGTTACGGAACACCAAGTCACCGGCAATCTTGAACAGTTCATCTTTAGCCATGAGAGGCATCATCGCCTCAACTGCTTGGATGCGCTTAGACTGATAGCCCGGGCCGGTATCCATCACAATATCGTATTCGCCCACGGTCACGTCATTGAGGATTGCACCCACAGCGTCGCGTTGGTTGATCGTCACCATGTCCGGCTGACCATCATCGCCAATGATCCGCATGACGCGCTCTGCGTCGTAAATCTTCGGGATTAGGTCAAGGATGATTTTGCCGGTGTGTTTGATCGAACGGGTCAGGTTGTCGTAGAAATGATAATTGCTGAGATCAATCTGCTGCTGCTGACCGTTCAACGCCTTGCCGGAAATATTGCCGGTGGGCATTTGGTTCGGATCAAAGATGCCGAGAACCGCTTGCAGGTCGCCATTGATTGACGATGCTGCTTCCATAATGCCGGTTGGCGGTGCTTCGGGTTGCAGTCGAGTCGGTTGCGGTGCTACGCGCCCTTCAATGTCTGTCTGCTTGTACCGCAGGACTGGTGCTGACTTGATGTTAGCCTGCGCCCATTCGTTCTCGTGACCTTCGTCTTGACCTTCAGCCAACAACCATTTAGCTTTGGGTGCGAGGGCGATGCTTTCAGTCTGACTGGTGCGCCAAAAGTTATACATCCGCTGCGGGTCTTTAGCGTGACGTACTAGACCAAACTTCTTGCGCTTGTCCTCAACGGTAAGTTGTGCGCCGTAGGTCGGGATGATGGGGATGTAATTACCCATCCACTCACCTTCCTCTAGCACCTGCATACCCGTAACTTTGCACCACTTAATGACCTTTTTATAGGTCTTGCGCTCGCTAACGATAGTCACGCCAGCCGCCAACATCATGTCGGCATCCGGCAAGTCCTCTTTGTATAGCTTCGTGCCATCAGAAAGTAAGACTAGCGTCGTTGCCTTGCGCTCAGTGTGGAAGTATTCCGCGATGCGGATATCTTCCTTCATCACCCATTCAGCACTCGAATCGCCCGTAGCACGCAAAGTAAAGCCCGACCCATCATCGGCATCGGGATACATCTCGCGGAACGTTGCTTTAGGGATCACCTCAGTTACCAAGCATTGCTCGGCATCTGAACCATCCGGCTCGACAGAGTTCGGATCGAAGTAAACGGTAAACGGGTTATGGATCGGACGAATATAGATTTCCTGATCGAACGAATCTTCCCGAACATAATCAGTCTCTACTCGCCAGTAACCCCAGCCCATCCTGACAGCGTAATCGAAAGCGTTATCGTAGGCAGTATCAGCATTGGAGTTGACCTCAATATGCCGTGTGATGCCTTCTAAGACCTTGGCTATCTTTAGGTCAGCTTCGTTGTTGACGGGGTGAACCTTGATGCGTGGGCGTTGCTGCCGCTGCTGGTTTGTAACCTGCCGCACATAGCTGTCGACTTTGTTGATCGTCAGGCAAGGTCGCGCCTCAAGGTTGCGACTGTTCTGAATTTCAACAGGCCATTGATCGCCTGCTGCAAACTTCAAATCTTCAAGAGCCTCCATCCGATTGTTTGAATCGGCATCAGAGGCCAGCCGCAAAAACTTCATCGCGGCATCTATTCTTGGGTCATCTTCTTGATAAGGCATGGCTTAGTCTATCCCATCCAGTTCGCGCCTACAACAAAGGTATTTTGCTGCGGCTTTGCGCGGCGTGGCTCTTTGACCATCAACGCGATGTATCTAAAGGCATCCGCGCCGTGTGAGTAGTGATCGTGTAACGGTTGTTTACTAAACTGCCCGGTGTTGGGATCGACTTCGTAGCGGTAGTGCCGCAAGCAGTCAATGCCTTCCTTGGTGTTTTCGCGGTCAAACCAACAGGCAGGGAAGATCGTCCGGGCAGCGTTGATGCTGTCCACGATGGGCACACGCGGTAAGATTTGTGTCTTGTACCCTGCGCCCCTGACAATTTCCTCAATGCTCTTACCATTGGCGGCTAAAGTTTTGTTTTCAGCGTCGTGCGGTAGCCACAGCGTGTCGTACACGTAGCCGAAGGTTTGCATCTTGGACAGGTAGTAGCTAATGGTTTGCTGACTATCCTCAAAGTACCGTAGCAGACGGGTTTCCATGCCAACGTACTGCAAGAACCATATCGCGGTGCTATCTGACCAGCCAAGATCAAACACCGCATGAACAGGCTTGGCGGGATCGTAAACAACATTTGTGATCCGCTGCTGAAGTTCAGCCATCTGCATCTCGCGGGCAAAGATCGCTCCGTCTACCGTCTGCCTGCAAACACCTTCCCACACGGTGTTATAGGAATCCGTGTCCCGGTTCTTGAGGGATTCGCGCTCAAGGTTCAGCGTTTCAGGAAACCAAGGGTTATCGCTCCAGTTAACTTTTGTGACTATCGAGTCGTTCGGCGGCTTGACTACAAAGCGCTGATAAGTCTCGTCTGTCTCTAGTTCCGGGTTGAAGCTGATCCATATCTCCGAGCCTTCCTTGCGGATGGTCGGGATCAGGACGTTCCACGAAAGTTTGCTTACGTTCGCAGCTTCCTCAACCCAGCAGATATCTACGCCCTCGAACGACTTAATGTTTGTTACATTGTTCTTTAGGCCGCTGAAGAAGAACTCTGTGCCGTTCTGTGCCCGGATACTGGCTTGGGTGATCTCGTAAAACCCCATGAGGCCAAGGCTCTCAATCTGATCGCACAGCAGCTTGTGGACTGAATCCTTCAAGCTGGTCTGAAACTCACGGGCACACAGGATACGCAGCGGCTTCCTCGCGCCAAGGATCAGCAGCGCCCTAGCAATGCCCCAACTCTTAGCACCGCCTCGCCCGCCATATAAAATTCGATAACGAGCCTTTTCCGGCTTAAACAAGCATTCCAGCTTTGCCGGAAACTGTGCCTTGCTTATCGCTTCAGCGACATCCGTCATTCGGGCTTAACGAACGTAACCACGATGCCGGACAACAGAGGCGAGCCGTCGGCATTCTCCAGCGCTTGCAGAGCCTTGCCGTCCACTCGGTCGATGATCTCCTTAATCGCCCAAGATTCACCGTTTTCAGCTTCGGAAATCAGCTTTTCAGCGATGGAATGCAATCTATGCGGTTCTTGGATAAGGATTTTTCGCAGCTTGTCGTAGAACAATCTCTGCCTTGCAGCATTTTGATTGCCTAGTGGCGCTCCACGTCCCTTTGTCTCAATTTCCATAGTCTTGATCTAATTAAGTTTTGTTGACAATAATCGTCACTTAGTTTTGGCTAAATTTTTGATTTTTGTGCGCTCTTGAGCCAATAAATCAGGTGCTGCTACGCCCATTGCTGCGGCTATTGCGGCGTTTCTACGGAACGGGTCAAAGGCGGCAAATCGGGAGCGTACCTGTTCCGGTACAAACGGAATAATTACATCTTGCGGTGTGCCGCTACCACCTTTTCCGCTTTTATCTATGATGCCGTTGTAACCAATCTTTTTTAGCGCTTCGGTAACTTTGTCAGGAATTGAAGTCCACACGTAAGAATTGTTACCTGCGGCTAGATCATCCTCTAACGTCTTAACCCATTCTTTAGGCGTGTATCGGGTGTTTTTGTCCCATTGATCTGCGCCATAGGCTTTTGTTCTGCTCCTGTCGTTCTTGAATTGTTCCTTCAAAAACGGCACAACTTTGTCTTGTAGTTCAGCTACGTTGGTTGTAGTCAACGGGTTGGAAATCATTGCCTTACCTAGCATTACACCTTTGGCAGAACTCCAAGGCGCGTTTGTTTGGCTAATTTCATAAGGAAAACCAGCCAATTTGTAAATATCAGCTAATTTTTCTTCTTGATTGTAAAGCGTGCCCGATTCTGCCCATATTTGTTTCAAAGCCGCTAATGGGTTGCCTTTAGATTCTCTGTTGAGATAGTGATTCCACGTATCTTCGCCCACATTCATAGCGTTAACTCCCGGCGGGTGCAGAGTCAATGGCCCTTCAGCTTGGTCAAAGTTTTGATAACCAACACGTTTAGCTTTATCAAGAATTTCGGTTTTTTTATCTTGCGGCAATAAATGCCACACGCTTTCTACAGATCGCGGCACACTTCCACGTTGTCCCATTGCTTGCGGGAAAACTTGAAAATAGTTAGCCATTTCGCCCGTGTCCATAGCCGACAATGATGTATCGGCTTTGCTCGTTGCGTATTTTGATGCAAGTTCCGGTGAATTTGTGCCATAAGGCATAGGCCCGGACGTAGCTTTGCGCGGGTCTAAATTCTTTTTTGCTAACAGCCGATCCAGCCTTTCCGTTCCATGCAGCCAGTCAACCGCACCCATCGCCGCTGCTCGTTGCTCTGACGTGTTGTTAAGCGGCAATCCTAGGCCACCTTGCTCTACAGGCAACGCTCCCCGTTCTTGGGCTAGGCGCAATGCAGCATCTTGCGGCGCACTGAATGCGCGTTTTATCGGCGCAGCTAACGATGCGGCTTCCATCGCCCTATCAACATTTCTTTGCTGCACATCTTCGGGCACGCCAAAGACCGACCCACGCCCTAACCTAACTCGGGCTAAGTCTGAGATTGAATTTGTCGGCTCGGCAGTGCCGTAAGTCTGCCCTGCGCCCAATGCCCGAAGCGCATCCATGACGCGCCCCGGTATCCTTGCTGCCTGCTGTGCATAAGTCGGCGGCGCTGCCGTTGCCATCTCCGACACCGGCGTGCCTTCGTACTGTCTCGGACTTAAAGCATCAGCAATTCTTGGCATGATTAAGTTTTATTACGTTTCGAGATGGCTTTAGCTTTAGCCTTGGCATCTTCTTTACTTGACGCGCCCCATGCAGTCAGAGCCAGCGCCAATCGTGTCGGCTTGCCCTGCTTTTCCATCGGGCCGGGCATATTGCCCATCCTTGCAAGGAAAGACGCTCTGCGCGGGTTGTCTCCAGCCTTAACGGGAGGTTTCAACGTCCCCCCAGTCTCAGCGTGGTAGCTTGCCCGCCCCTTTTCATTCAGCCCGCCAGCAGGGTTTTTGCCAGCTTTCTTAGTCCACGCAGCAGTCATTTTTTCTTTGCCGCCTTCTTGACGGAGTAAGCAATCGCTACCGCCTGCTTGGGCGGCTTGCCAGCGGCAATCTCCGTCTTGATGTTTTTCTGCAAAGCAGCCTTGCTAGTGGACTTTTTCAACATTAGCTTGCGCCGTGAATGATTGCAAAATTGATGATGACTGCTTCGCTGTATGAAGTCGAGGCGGTCAGGTTACGCAGCGTAATCAGAGCCGAACCAGCAGCTAGATACGAAACGTAAGTAGTGTAAGCACCCAAAGCGCTACCAGTTGTGTTACTAGAAACGCAAACGATTATAGTGTCGTTAGCGGAAATGAGGCTATTGGTCAGAATGAACGACACAGCGGTAGCACCAGCCAGCGCAGCGTTGTTCATCGTGATGCGACCGGCAGACTTGTTCAAAGTCACACCAGTGCTTTTGTCGGTTGCCTGAGTAACCGCGCCCTGTCCAGCAGTAGAATAACCAATCTCTGCCGAGGCATAGCAGGTCGTAAATTCGGGGTCTTGGTAAGCCACACCAGTTGCGACGGAATTGCTCATTTTAATTCCTTTCGTTAAGTTTCTTCTACAAACGCGACATCCTTCCAAGACATCAAAAGGTATCGCACGTCATCTTCAAAATACTCTGAGTAACGCAGGTAATCGTCGGCACTAGATTTGCCATACGTGCCAAAAAACACCTTGTCGCCCACCTTTAACGGCATCGGGTCTTGCTTGCCGTTATCGTACTTTTGCCCATCACCAACAGCCACCACTACTCCACGGCTGTCGGCTTCGTTATCCATTACCTGAATCACATCTGACTTAATGCGTGCTTCAGG